TCATTAAAGCAAGAAGCTATTAATTATGAGATAGAAGAAAGAGAAAAGATATTAAAGAACTCATCTAATGGTACAGGAGTTATTCAAAGAAGAGTACAAGAATATCCTCTTAAACCTAGTGAAGCTTTTCTTACTGTATCTACTAATGACTTTCCAATTACTGAACTTAGAAATAGATTAAACATTGTAGAGAGAGAACAGATATATCATAAGAAAGGACAACCAGTATCTCTTATAAGAAATGAAGAAGGTAAAGTAAAAGCAATACCTGATTTAAAAAATGAGTTAGAACCTGTATGGCATTATAAACCAAAGATTCTTGATTTAAGTGGAGCACCTGTAGTTTATGAATATCCAGTAGCTAATCCACCTAAAGGTCTTTATAAGATAGGATATGACCCTTATCAACAAGACCAAACTTCAGGTGTATCATTAGGTGCTGTATATGTTTATAAGAGTAATAATGAGTTTTCATTTTCAAGACATAAGATAGTTGCATCTTATGTAGGTAGGATGAAAACAGTAGATGATACTCATAGAGTAGTAGAGTTATTAGCTGAACTTTATAATGCAGAGATAATGCATGAGAATATGATTAGAGATGTTAAAGGATATTTTGAAAAGAAGAGAAAGTTACATCTATTAGCTGCACAACCGGATGCTGTTATATCTAAGACTATAAAGAATTCTAAAGTAGCAAGGGTATTTGGTATTCACATGAATCCTGAATTAAAAGATGCAGGAGCTAAGTATATAAAGCAATGGTTATTACAAGAAAGAGATGTAGATGAGAATGGGAATATTATATTAAACTTAGATACTATTGAAGACCCAGGTCTTTTAGAAGAACTTATACTTTATAATAAGAAAGGAAATTTTGACCGAGTAATGGCATTTATGATGATAATGTTTCAATTAGAAGAAGAAGGTGAAAAAAAATATGAACAGAATGAGGAGAACAAATCAGCAAAGTATTTATTAAATAGTTACAAATCATGGTTTAAAAATTCTAACTCACATCAACTAATATGATAACTACAGAAACAGCAGCAAGTGTTGGTATGCCTAAACATAGGATAACAAGAGCACAAAAAAATGCTGATAATAAACATTGGTATAAAGCAAATTTAGACTTCTTAGATAAGAGGTCATTTTCACAAGTAGGTTTTAATGGATATGGTTTTGATACATTTGATACTAATGGTGTATCTGATTATAAAAGAATGAAAGTTAATTATGACTTGTTTAATAACATTATTAACATTAGAGATTTTGAATATGTAATTAGACCATTTGGTGCACAGAGTGGAGAGTTACCTGCTAACTTTGTTAATAGAGATATTATATCTCCTAAGATAAAAGTACTCTTAGGTATGGAAATGAAAAGACCTTTTTCTTGGAAAGTAATGGCAGTTAATGAAGAAGCTACTACAAGAAGAGAACAAGAAGAATTTAAAATGATACAGGAGTATGTTATATCTGAGATAATGAAACCAATCAGAATGGGATTGGAACAAAAGAAAATGGCAGAGTTACAAGGACAACAACCTACTCCTGAACAAATACAACAAATACAACAACAGATAGAACAAGAGTTAAAAACAATGACTCCTGAAGAAATACATAGGTATATGCAAAGGGAGCACCAAGACCCAGCAGAAGCATTAGCACATCAACTATTAGAATACTTAGTACAAAAAGAAAATGTAGCTACTAAATTTAATCAAGGATTTAAACACTTATGTATATCTGCTAAAGAAATATTTTGGGTAGGTATTCTTAATGGTGAACCTGCAATGTCTGTAATAAATCCTTTATATTTTGATTATGATAAATCACCTGACCAGGAATTTATTGAAGAAGGAGAATGGGCAGTATGTGTATATAGACTTTCTCCTGCTCAAGTTGTAGCTTACTTTGGAGATGAACTTACTAATGCAGAAATTGATAAAGTATATTCTCTTTATACTCAAAGTGCTAATCATGTTACTGACTCATCATTTACTTTTAATGTAAATAAAGAAGATGAGGGTTGGACTGTAAGAGTAGTACATGCTACTTGGAAAGCACTTAGAAAGATAGGGTTTCTTACATTTACAGACCCTAATGGAGAAGTACAAGAAAGAATAGTTGATGAAGGATATGTACTAAATAGAGAGCATGGTGATATATCTTGTAAATGGGAATGGATTCCTGAAGTATATGAAGGATATAAAATAGGTAAAGATATTTATGTAAATCTAAGACCTGTACCTGGACAATTTAAAGATTTAAATAATCTTTATTATTGTAAACTTCCATACATAGGTGCTATTATGGATGCTACTAATTCATTACCTACTTCTTTTGTAGATAGGATAAAAGCATATCAGTATTACTATGACATCATTATGTATAGGATTGAATTGTTAATGGCATCAGATAAAGGTAAAATACTTATGATGAACATTGGTATGATTCCTGAAAGTGCAGGTATAGATACTGAAAAGTGGTTATATTTTTTAGAGAGTTCTAAAATAGGATTTATGAATCCTAATGAAGAAGGCAATAAAGGTGACTACTCTATACCTAATGCTGTTAAAGAAATAGATATGTCATTAGCTTCTGATATTCAAAAGTATATTCAACTTGCTGAATATATTGAAAGAAGAGCTGGAGTGTCTATTGGTATTCCACCAGAAGCTGAAGGACAAATTGGACCAAACTCTGCTGTTACAAATACTAAACAAACTATGGTACAAAGTTCTCATATATTAGAACCTGTATTTGAACTTCATAATTATGTTAAAAAGAATGTACTTCAAAGATTAATTGAAGTTGCTAAAATAGCATATAGTGAAAAAGAAAATCAAAAGTTATATTACATACTAGATGATTTTTCAAGAAAATTAATTAATATTGATTCAGATATACTTGATAACTCTACTTATGGTATCTTTGTTTCAAATTCATCTAAAGCACATGAAGCTAAAGAACTTGTTGCACAACTTGCCCATGCAGCAATGCAAGCTCAAAAAATTGATTTGTCTGATGTTATTAAAGTAATTAGAGCAGAAGGAATACAAGAAGCTGAAGAAATGCTTGAATCATCAGAATCTAAGAAAAGAGAAGAATTGCAACAACAACAAATGCAGCAATTAGAAAAACAACAAGAAATGCAACAACAAGCTTTACAAGCAGAAAAAGAAAAGATGGCTTTTGAAAGAGAAACTGAAATAATGCTTGAAAAGATGAAAACAGAAAGAGAAATACAGAAACAAACTATTATGTCTATGGGATTCTCAATGGATAAAGATTTAGATAAAGATGGAGAACCTGATGTAATGGAAGTAGCAAGAAAAGGAATGGAAGCTCAAGTTAAAATGAGAAAACAAGATTTGAATGAACAAGAGTTTGAGCATCAAAAAAAAATAGATAAAGAAAAATTAGAAATAGAAAAGAAAAAGATTAACAAAAAAAGCAATTAAGAAGTTTTTAAAAACTTCAGATTAAAACTTAACAAAACTTAATTTTAAATCTTAAATTTGTATCGTTATGAGTAATGAAGTAAAAGAAAAGGAAAATGAAGCAGGTCTAATGGATTTTAGTTGGGATAATTCAGAAGACTTTTTTGGAATGTCAAATGAACCTAAAGAAGAACCAATAGTTAAATCTTCTCTTAAAGAAGTTGGTGGAGAAGATGATTCTTCTGTAACTAACTTAGATTCTAAAAAAGAATCAGAACCTGAAAAAGAAGTAGATAACTTTTTTGATGAAGATGATGAAAATGAAAGTTCAGAAAAACAATCATTATCATATTCAAGCTTGTATAAAAATCTTAAACAAAAAGGAGTTATCTCAATTGAAGTTGAAGATGAAAGTGATATTGATGAAGAAACGTTTATTCAAATTCAAGAAGAAGAAATAGAAGCAAGAATGGATGAAACCATTAAAGCTTTTATGGATGAACTTGATAATGATGCAAAAGCATTTTTAAGATTTAAAAGAGAAGGTGGAGATACTGCTCAATTTTTTAAACTATATAATGAATATACATCTATTCCTACTCCAATTAGAGGAGATGAAAAAAGTGAAGAAAAGTTTTTAAAACATTATTATAAAAATTATGAAGATTTAGATGACGATGATATTGAAGATAAAATTGAATGGTTAAAAGAAACTGGTAAAATATCTAAATATGCTCACAAACATTATGAAGGTATTGAAGAACAATTAGAAGAAAGAAAAGAAGAAGCTGTAAGAAGACAACAAGAGATGCAAAAACATCAAGAAGAACAAAGAAAGCAATATGTAAGGGATTTGAAAAGTTTAATAGATGAAAATGCTCAAATAAAAGATTGGTCATTAACACCAAAAGATAAAAAGGATTTACATAGTTATATGACTAGAGCAGCAGTTAAGATAGGTGAAAATCAATTTCTTACACAGTTTCAAAATGACTTACAACAAGCTTTTAAAGATAAAGAAAAAACTGTTTTACTAGCTAAGTTACTATCTAATGATTTTGACTTAAGTGACTTAAAAGAAAAAGCAAAAACAGAATTAGTTAGAGAAACAAAATCAAAACTTTCTAATTCAAAAATTACTCCTGTTAGCAATAAAGGTTCTCGCAATAAAGGGTTGATAGATTACTTTTAATTATTAAACAAAATTATTTTTAAAAAATGGCACAATTAAATAATAAGTTAGTTACTAAACAAATGCCATGGCATGCTAATATGACTGACCTCAATCACTTGGGTGCAGCTCTTATTGCAAAGCCACATGTATTTGAATCTGTTATGACTAAGCTATTTTCAGCTACACGTTATTCAGATAATCCTATGACTTACATCTTGTCTATGACAGGTAAAGAAGAAGAGATTACTTCTAATGAATGGGAATGGGGTCTAAGAACAGGTAATACTAGACCACTTGTTGTGGTTGAAAATGTAGAACCTGCTACTAATACTACTCCTGGTAAATTCAAACAAAACTTCAAACTTAAACTTGATGAAAATTGGTTTGTTCCTGGTGATGTTCTTCATCCTGGTACTACTAATAAGAAGTATCAAGTGAGAGTACAAGAAGAACCACAAAGACATGGTAAAGGTTGGGTTTACACAGTTCGTATTATGTCTGATAATCCTGCTGATTTTCTTCCTGTAACTTATCTTACTCCTGGTACTCAATGGGCAAAATTGTTCTCTCAATATGAGGAAGCAGGTGAACAAAGTGGTTCAACTCAGTACTCACTTCCTATTACTTTGAAAAATAGACTTTCTCGTTTTAGAAAGAAATATCAAGTAACAGGTGATGCACATAATCAAGTACTTGCTGTTAAGGTTCCAGACCCTAATGGTAAAATGCATGATACTTGGATTAAATATGCTGAGGTAGAATATTGGCAACAATGGTACAAAGAAATTGAAAGAGGTTATTGGTATTCTCGCAGTACTGATTCAGTTCTTGGTGCTAATGGTAGACCAATCTATTCAGGTCCTGGTATTCAAGAGCAACTTGAAGATTCTCACATTCATCGTTATACTCACCTAACTGCTACTCTAATTGAAGAGTACTTGATGGACATTTTCTACTCTCGTGTTAAACCTGGTGGACAACGTAAAATCAAAGCATACACAGGTGAATATGGTATGATTATTTTCCATCGTGCTATCCAAGATTGGATGGAGAAAAAAGGTTTCATCCAAGTTGTTGACCAATTGTTCCTTAATAAGACTGCTTCTGAATACAATGAAAATGGTCTTGCTGCAGGTTATCAGTTTGTCAAATATCGTATGGCAAATGGTGCTGAACTTGAACTAATCCACAATCCATTGTATGATGATAGAGAGATTAACTTTGAGATTGACCCAGTTACAGGTTATCCAACTGAATCTATGCGTTTTACTTTTCTTGATTTCTCTGGTGAAAAGAATGAATCTAACATCAAAAGAATTAAGAAAAAAGGTGGTATGTCACTAGTTTACACAGCAGGTCTTGTTACACCTTATGGTCCAGTTAACAACAAACTTGCTTCTCACTCAGGTGACTACTATGAAATGCATGTTAAAGACCAATGTGGTATTCACATTGAGGATGTATCTCGTTGTGGTGAACTTATCCTTTCTCGTTCTTAATATATCCTCTTAAAGAGAGGAGGAAACTCCTCTCTTTATTTTAATTATTAAATTGAAATATTTAAAAAGTAAATTATGAGAAATCCAAATTTTGTAGAGTTAAGACCTATTGATTTTAAAAAATGGCATGGTAAAACAGGCAAAGATTCTTTTGCACAAGAACACAGTTCACAGATTCTATATAATCCTAAAACAGGAAAGTATGATACAGGACTAACAGAAGAAGAAATGACTAAGTATGGTTCAATGATGGGTGTTAATTTAGATGATGTTTTTAATCCTAACCAACCACATCCTTATTGGAGTACTAAAGTTGCTCAACTTCGTTTTCCTAATAAAACACTTATTCTTGATATAACTAAACCATTGGATTACATTAAGGTAAAGAATTATAAAGTATCTCCTTATGTAGCTAATTCAGAAAAAGAATATCAAGAAGGACTATGGCCTAATGCTACACATATTCTATATGATGAATCAGAACATATTGAAATGGAAGCACATAAGCTAAATAAAAAGAAAGAAGCATATAAAATTGCTGACAAACTTACTAAGGAACAGAAAGTAGCTCTTATTCAAATCATTCTTGACATTTCAGTAAGAAAACAATCTAATGAATACATTGATGTTAAGCTTGGTGAAATTATTGAAGGAGAGTTTATTAATGATTTCTTGAAATACTCTAAAGCAGATAAAAACTTTGTGTATGTTAAAGGTATGATTGTAGAAGCACTTTATAAAAATATACTTACTAAAGAAGGTTCAGGAATTTATTATATGTCAGATATTCTTGGTCATAATGTTGATGATGTAACAGAGTACTTCCTCAATCCACAAAACCAAGAAATCAAAGCAAGGATTCTTGAAAAGTTAAACTAAGTGAATAATGGATATTAGAGCAATGCACTATGACTTAAAAGTCAAACTTAATAAAATAGATTCTCAGCAATTTAGAAACCTTAGAGTTCCTGAAATTGACTGGCTTCTTAATGAAGCACAGGAAGTATTTATTAAGAAGATTGCTCAACCTCGTGTTAAGAATGGATATGGCTTTGAAGTAAATCAAAGGAGCATAGATGATATCAGAACTATTGTTGTGGATAGTCTTACTCCTTTGACTATTTCAAATTTTAATACACAAGACAATTCA